CTTCCATATACTGAATAAACACCAGTAGGTAAAGGATAAGCCCCTGATGGAGCTTCAATCACAATTACATCTTCTTGTACGTTTATTTCTACTATGTCGTTAACTACAGTTATTTCTGTACTCATTATATCTTAGTTATATCTTCGTAAACAATAAAATTACCCCATATGTAAGTCTTTTCATTTCCATTAGGAAACACTACAACCATGTCATAAACATAGGTTCCAGCAGCTATATCAACAGGATAATTAATGGTGATTTGGTTATTATTAACACCTCCTACTGTGATGCCTCCGTTTTGTTCGGTAAGGGTCATTTCAGCATCAGTAGAATTAGGCTTTTTTCTTACTTGAATCTCTACTTCAGCACCTACTAAACTAACAGGCACTTCATTAGCAGTAATTACCATTACTTGACTCCAAGTATCATTTCGCCATATTGAGATGTTGTATTGTGCTGGTCTAAAATCAGCATTTGTACTTAAACAAGACATTATATATATATTTCTACAAAAATAACCAATTATTAGACAATGCCTAACAAGCAGTAACAGCACTATTTATAGTAGATGTAGACAAGTTGAATCTTGCCCTAAATCCAGCACCTGTATTACCAAAAGCCCTAAAGTGTAGGAATAGCCCTGTATACCCACTCATAGGAAATATTGTTGTAAAATTATAGTCATCATAAAACACAGTTCCAGCTACAGGTGTTGCAGTATTTGTCCAAGCTATTGTACCTGGATCAAGAAACAAAGAACAAGCATTTAAAGATGTATCACCATTGTCAGATATGTTCCACTTAAAAACACCAGTTTTAGCCGTTAGGTTAGACTTGACTGGCAACTGATTACTAGCCTTAGAAGTTATAGGATTAATAACAGCATAAAATTCAGCCTCAGCCCTTGTTACTTGCTTAGAGCCAGGAGGCACAGCAGCTTGAGCTCCCATAAATACACCAGTATCTACAGCATCCTTTAGATTGTTAAAACTAATAGTTTGATTACTTGCTATTCCTGCCCAACTCATCTATTAATGCTTTTAATTGATTTTCTAAGTATTGAACCTTTGCAACTAATACTTGGTTATAGGCTACTGCTAAGAAACCATCTTTAGCTTCGGCTACAGCATAAGGCATAATCTCAGATACCTCTTGTGCGTAATATCCTACCTCTTCCTTGCCATTTTTAACGTAAAGGTAGGCTTGTATATCACCAACATTTTGAGGGGCAAAATTCGCCTCTAATTGCGTTTTAAGACGCTTATCTGATGACTCAAAGAAACCAGGAGCTGTTAGGTTGCCTGATAAGGTACCTCCAGTCAATGGTAAGTAGTTTGCCAATTGAGCAGTACTTGCCTTATTGTTAAATGTGTTCCAATCAGTTGCTAATAAGTAGCCATTTGTACTTGAACCAGCAATAGACATACTTAAGGTAGGAGCTGTGCCTCCTGTAGATGACATTGGTGCTGTTGCAGATACGCTTGTAACTGTACCTACTGACCATGATCTATCAGCAGAAAGGTCATAACCAACTCCGTTTATGGTAAGAGTTCTCGATGTTGGAACACTAGATGATAAACTCTCATTTCTCCATTCTCCAAATCTATAAGTTAAAACTTGTCCGTTTGTAGGAGTTCCTACATAGGTAACATCTGGTAACTCGTATAAATAAGGAACAGGAGGTGCTGCCCATACTAAATCACCTCTTAAAAACTGACTTGTTGTACCTGTACCAAAAGAGTTTTGCTTGTTGTTAAAAGCATTCCAATCTGCAGCCGTTAAATACCCTGCTGTGCCACTATCTGCAGCAAGTAAGGTATATCTACCAGTTGAGCTATTATAGGTCAATGCTGAGCCTACATTGGCACTAAAAGCTGCCCTTGCTCTAGCATTAGTATAGTATAGGTTAGTAGAACCTTCAGTAATTAAATCAGTATTGTAATCACCAGTAGTTGCCACAACTGCACCTGTTCTTCCGAATACACTAGAAACTGCTCCAGCACCTGCTGAGTAGATAGGAATGTTTAATACTCCTGTAGTGCTATTATAGGTAGCTGCACCACTTGTCCCTGTAGTTGTTAGGCTTAAAGATGTACCACCACCAGTAGAAGATAAGACACCACCTGATAATGTCAATCCACTACCTATGGTTATCTTGGTTACATTACCTGCGTTATCACCTCCTGCAAGTACATTACCTGAACCTGCTAGAATATTTTTAAGTACTAATTGTGCCATATTATTTGAATAATGCTCTTATATGTTCTCCTGCAGCCAATGATGATCCGAATGTTAAAATACCTGTTGTACTATTAAATGATACATCATTTGCATCTAAAGTTACTGGATTAATATCTTGCACCTCTACACCACCTCTTGTTACACTAAAGCAAGTAAATCCAATTGCACCAGGAAGGGTTACTGTTGTTTCTCCTCCTGTAGCTGTATAATCATACATTTTAACAATCTGACTGCTAATATTGATACCTTCTTGAGTTACCTCTACACCATCTATAGAGTATCCGCCAGTTCCTTGTAAACTTACGCTATATGTAGAAGCTCCTTCAACTGGTCCACTAAGTGATACATTGGTTAGGTTAGCTAATCCTGTTAAAATAGTATATCCTAATAAACCACTACCAGTTCCGTTATCATTATCTATTGAGAATTTGATTGTAATTGGAGTCTTGTCTAAAACTAATTGCAATAAGTAAGCATAGTTATAGTTGTCGCTAAGTGAAATAAAACCATCGCAAGTAACTGACCATGTTATTACATCATTCTTATACTCTCTAAACCAAGCTGATGTTTGGCTTGTAACTTCTACTTGGTCAACGCTAGTCTCAAAAGAGCAGTTAGTTGCAGCACCAAAAGGAACAGCAGTACTTGTTGAAGGGTTAAAGTAGTATAAGACTATATTGGTTCCGTTAATTACTGATGCCATATTAGAAAGTTGATGTTTGAGATGAATATTTGTTTACTCTAGTACAAGCTATTTCATTGTTACTTATCTGCAATAATGTTACGTTAGATTGGTCGTTAGGTAAATCTATAGTAGCATTACCCAACATAAATGACTTACTGCTTACGTTAATTGATGCAGGATCAGTATCTGTTGCAAAAATAAGCTTAGCTGCATTAAGTATTGGATAGTTAATGTTTTCGGTATAAAAGCTACTTAAAGAAGCATCTAAATTTATGATATTTTGTCCGTAAGTGTTTATGTATTGCTGAATTAATAATTCTGCTGGGTTTAAAAATACAACTGCACTATAATCTCCATATCTATACCATCCTGTAGCTATAGAGCCATTACTTAGTAGCAATGAGCCTTTTGCAGAAGGATAATAACTATCACCACCATTTGATCCATAAGGGAATGATGTTGTATATGTATATTGGTCGTTTTCAACTAAAGTACCTGTCAAATTATAAGCTGATACTACTGACTTAATTTTTAATACAAAATTTGTAAGAGTAATAAATGGTATACCTTCTGATATTCTATAAGTAAAGCTTAATTGTCCGTTTGCAGGAAATATTTCAGTTCTTAAATCTAACACAAAATCTTGTACAGCACCACTAGTCTTAGGATTATAAACTGTGTAAGACGTAGAAGTAGTCTGCCAGTTTTTATCATTATTAAGATAGTATATAGTAGAACCAGTATTTATTGTTATGTCTATAAAACCAATAGGAGTAGCAACCGAGTTAGCACCTATTGTTATATTTAATTGCAAAGAATCTCCTGATGTTACATAAGCATTAGAAGAAGAATTAAGCGTTACTGCTGCAGTACCTGCTGGTCCACCTGATGGTGCAGCTAATTGAAAATAATAATAATCTAATATTGTATTTTGCTCTAGCGTACAAGTTCCATCACCTGTTGAACTTCTAGTCCAATAAGTAGCTTCTGTGCCATCGTTATCTTGCAAATTCCCATTAGGTATATAATTTTCAGCCATCTCAGTACTACCTTCTGCTATAATCTTATAAAAGCCCTTGTTAAGTATTTTTAATTGACTATTGTCTATAAAATATAAACCTGAAGTATTTGTTAGATATGGTTGAATAATTGAAGATGTATTTATCAAATTTCCATCTAAATTATTTACTCTTGTTCCACTTGTATTGTATTCTGTGTAGTAAGCATTTGTTTCAGCAAATTCATTTACTGATACTATCCACCATTTAGCATCAGCTTGAAATACTCTACATCCAAAAGACTTAGCAATATTTGATATTATTTCTAGGCAATTGGTGTAAGTATATTCATCTTTTAAGAAATTCCTATAGCACATATAAGTTTGTGCGAATGTTTCATTTCCAGAATTTGCTGCTCTATTAACCATCCCATTGGCATAATAAGAACACATTGTAACTGTGTTTCTATTGTTTTTAAAGCCAATAGCATTAAAGCAAGTTCTTAATATAGTAAGCAATGAATTAATATCATTAACCCCATTATTACCTGCAGGTGGTTCAAATGGTATATCTTTTAACATACCTAAACCATCAGTAGCATTAAATGTAGCTATCTTTCTACCTGTTGAATATGAAACTTGAACATTGTCATTGATAATAAAACCAACCCACTCAATTACGTTATTAACGTACATTTCTACATAGTTGTATCTATCATCTATATTAGTAAAATTGATAATATCAGATAATTCATCTGTGAAGTCAATAGATATACCTAATTGCGATGCGATTATAGGCTCATATGGATCGTCTGAGTTGGGAATGTACTCAAGGTTCAATCCTGCTCCTTGAAGGTCTATAATAGCTCCAGAATAGCCATCTTGCCATATCTTTAGTTCAACATCTTTATCTGCTCTTGTAGCAAATGTTACTGAGTATTTTTGTCCGTATGCCATTATCCTCTTCTAAGATTTAATGATTTTTCACTTCTATTCATTGACAAAAGTAAGTCTTGACCTCTTAACGTAAACTTACCTCCTGATGAATTTGATGCAATAGCTGGGCTTAAGTTATTTGAAACACCTTGTGCTGTTCCAGTAGCCGTAGCACCTGCTCCAGAACCAAACAAGTTAGCTCCTAATCCCATACCTTGACCTACTAGGTTACCTGCAAACTTTAATGCACCTCCTGCATTTTTTAGAATAGCAGGATTGATAATTGCAATAATGGCTACAGCTACAGCAGCAGCAATAGCAAGTTTAACAAATTTCTTAATTAAATCTGTAATAACTTGAGATAATACCTGACCAATACTATAACCTTTTTCTAGTAGCATATCTAATGAAGGTCCAAGAGCATTCATAATACCTATTCCGATATTTATAATGCTTTTCATAGCTTCATCAGCAATAGCTTTATTATTATCTACCCATTTTTTATATATATCAGAAAACACATCTGCAACATCACCAGCATACATACCAAATGTTTCATAGAAATATACTAAGTCTTGCATTTGTTGTTCAAGAATAGCTTTTTGTGCATCTCTATCTCCAGCAGCTAATTGTAATTTATTAGCATAAAAAGATTTAAATAAATTAATCTTTTCTGTGTAGTCTGTTATTTCTTGCTTTCTAGCATCTTCTTGTAACTTTTGCTGACGTTCTAATTCTTTTCTTTGAGCTTCTGCTATATCATTATTTAACTTAATTTGCCAATCAGCTAAATACTTTTCTGCAGCAGCCATTCTTTCTGCTTCTTTTTCTGCTTCGGTTTTACCTCCTTTGGGTTTACCTGGCTTAGTATCGTCTAATGTTGCAGCATCATTATTCGCAATTTGCTCTTCTGTATTAGCGTTTAAAGCTTTATTTAAAACTTTTAAGAAGTCTGTAGTATTTTTTATTTTGGTGCCTTGTTCTCCAAACGCATCTAATGCAACCATTGAAGAAGCATTAAATCCATCCATGCCACCTTTAAGAAAAGAATAGGCGGTTTTCATAAAGCCTAGATTCTTAATTACCTCTTCTCCTGCTTGTGATTGTAACTCAAGTATTTTTGCCTCTTGTTTTGCAATTAACTCTGCAAATGCTTGAGCTTTAGCTTTTCGTATTAATGCAGCAGATATTTTGTTTATTATCTCAACAAGCTTTGCTCCATCCTTTATGTCTGTTTTTTGTAATTCTATATTTCCTTCGTACTGAGACTTTAATTGAGTTAATGCAGTCTCTCTTTCCTTTGTAGACTTGTTTACATTGGTAATAATAGATAATAAAGATTGATCTACAGCTATTTGAGCTTTAGCCTCTCCTACATTATTAGCAACCGACTTATTCATAGATTGGGTTGCCCTATCTAATTCAGTTATGCCATAAATAAGTTGAACTATCTCTTTTTCATAAGCAGTAGTAATAGCAACAACAGAAGAAAATGCAAGGTAAATTGCACCTGTAGCACCTGCAACACTACCAACCAATGCTGGTAAGTTGTTTTGAATACCTCTAAATCCATAAGGTAAATCCTGAATAACTAAAGCAAGGTTAGTCCATTGTTGATTAGACTTTTTTACGGCATCACCAGCTCCCTTTATTTTACCTTGAGTTATTTCAGCTTGTTTGCCTATATCAGCTAATGCTCTTTCTACAGCAGCAGAAACAGCCTTAAATTGTTCGGCATCAGCCTGTATCCTAATCTTTATTTGTTCGTCAGCCATTATCCTATTGGTTTAGCGTTTTCGTATTTTTTAAGAACCTCATTTAACTCTTCTTGAGTCATAACCTTTTGTTTCACAAAGTTACGATTATCTATGTCTAATGGAAGTAGGTCTTGTGGTTTTACTTTCTTGCCTTTAGGTAATTGCAAATTAACTAATAATGTTGTTTGCCATCTCCATTTAACCCAGTCTTGCTCTTCCTTATACCGATGACCATGCCATATAAAATCTAACTCAGCCATCGTCATATCCCAAAACAAATGGGGAAGCACTTGGCACTCCCCCATTGTAAATCTCTCTATATCAATCCACTCTAATTTTTTTTTACTCCATCTTTTTTAGACTTCGTAGGTTGCTCTAAACCGCTATTCATACTATCGGCTAAAGCAGTCATTACTTCCTGAAACTTTTTACCAGCAATACCACCCATATCATCTATCCAATCACAAACATCTAAATCACTAAATGTAGGTGTTATGCCTTCTTTATATAGGGGATATTCTGCTGCAGCCTTTAACAAGTTTGTTATTGCTTCTAAAGAATCATTCCCTGATATTGCTTCTCCAATTTCTGATGGTCCGATACCTTGTAACTTGCAAAATCTTTTTAAAGACCATGTGCAGAAACGCATTGGTATGCTTGTGCCATCCGAAAGTTTTAATTCGTAATGTCCTCTCATATATGTTGTTGTTTTTGGTTATTAGTTAGTTGCTTGAGTCAAAGCACCAGTTCCAGTGAAAGATACTGAATAAGTTACTGGAGACTCCATATCAGCAGTAATATCCATACTTTCAATGAAAGCAGAACCAGACCAAATCAAGTCGCCTGTTACTGGAGTTGTTCCACTAACTGTAGTAAACTTAACTGTTACAGCAGTTCTATTTGCAATTGCAGTCATTAATTCACCTGTAGTATAGTAAGAAGCTGTAGCAGCAGGATCAACTGTAGCTAAACCATCAGTAGTTAAAGTCCAAGACTTAGCACCGCCAATATGGTCTACCCAGCCATTACTTTGCTTTGTAGTGCTTTCTGGTAAATCTACTGAAAAACTTAAAGAACAAGATGTAGCGTGAGCTACCACTTCTGTTCCTACTAATACAACCAATGAGGTTCCGTTAAATACACCTGATGTTGGCATTTTTTTTTATTTTATTTTTTTATAATATTTGTGTCACAAAATGTTCAAATACAATCACTCTCCTAAAAATATATGCTTGATCTATATAATCAAACAAAGCTTGATTTGAGCCCATATTTCTAGTTATAATTTTAAAGTTAGGACTAGCATTAGGATAATTTGCAGGGTAAACACCTATTATCTCTAATAACTCGTTAGCCCATTCATCTACTGACTTTTGACCAACTTCGCCCACTTTAGAACTTTTAAAAATTATGTCAAACTGAATTGTAACATTTGAGTGAAAGCTCATTTTGTCACTATTCTCTGCTGATGTCTGACTGCTTATAATAAGAAACGGAGGTTCTACACTATCAGGAGCTATGGTATCATAAACCCCTAAAGAATAGGAAGCCGCAGTTAACTTATCAATGTAAGCTTTTCTTATAGCGTATCCGCAGTCTTTCATTTATACAAATTTAGTCAAATTTATTTATATCTTGATACCCTTTATTCTCTTTATCATATTGCTATATACCTCATAATAAGCTAAGAACATATATGGTCTATGTGGCAAGTTTACTTGTTTTTTTGGATTATTCTTTTTAAAAGTAAAAGCATAAGCCTCTAAATCAGTTAAATTTACATTAGGATAAGCAGGTATTTGGAACTTGTATCCTGTACCAAATTCTACATAAGGAGCATATTTAACTGTGCTATTGTTACCAGCCATTAATAAAGCACCAGTATTATAGTTAAATGGTCTATGAGTTATACTTGCTCTTAAAGCACCTGTATCGACAGGAACATGACGCTTTGCTCTATTCTGCATATCAATCACAGATTCGTCAATAATCTTCTTTACCTGCTTTTCTATTGTTTCAGGAGCTTGTTTAAATCTTGACCTAAGGTCTTTTAAGCCTTCTACTTGTACTCCGAATGTAGCCATTATAACAATGTTGCACAACCAATAAGGAAATATTTATTTCTATCACCTTCATTGATTACTGAATTAATAAGATATTTCTTATTATTAAAATTTATAATAAGCTTATTATCAAATGTTTTTGATGTAGTATATCTTATTCTAAATGTAATATTATAGTCTAAGTTGTCCTTTAGGGCAATATTGTCTTTATTCTGATTTTGACGTACTATTTCAGCCCAACAAGTGTAATAGGTAGTTTCTGTATTAACATAGCCACCAGCTCCGTCAGAAGTGCCTGAAAGGCTTTTAAATGTAATCCTATTGTGTAGTTTACCTATCATTATAAAATGTAATTTATTCTCTTGTAAGGCTTCATTAATTCGTATGCGGTAGTTAGGTTAGCACTTGGCTTACTAGATTCTACGCTTGACTCTCTATACTCATAAAGGTCAGCCAACATCTTAAAACAAGCTGTTCTCATTGTAGGAGTTGGTTCGCAATAGCCACAAGTATATGTAAATCGATATTCGCCTCCTGGATAAGATACAGTATATACTTTCATTGTATTTGTACCTAAAGTATAATAATCACCTTCTTCTAATGTTAACCAATCTTGTCCATTCCAATACTCAACTGACAACAAAACACCAACTGGCACATATGGAAGCTCAATAAACTCACTCATAAAAGCAACTACTTGTAAGTTTCTTTGTGTCATAGCCACACCAGCATATTGCTCAAGTCTTACTCTTGCAGAAGTAATTAAAGCCTCAATTAAAGCATCATCTTCGTTATAATCTACTCTTAGGTAGTTTTTAGCTTCGGCTAATGTTATTGGCTCTGCTATAGTATCAGACAAAACCGCTATATCTCTTACAATTTGCATCCTATATGTTTTTTACAAAAATAGTCAAAATTTAACGCATTAAAAAAGGGGTAGTTTTTGGCTACCCCTTATATTTTAGATTAGTCTAAGACTAAGCTACGTTACCAAAATCACCATATACAAACGCATTGTTGTAGTAGATAGGGAATGCAATACGAGCTTCAACTCTTACAGTAATCAAGTTCTTTTGGAAGTTATCGCTATCAAATTCAGAGAACTGAACAGAGATACCTTGATTTTGCATGATTTGAGCACCCATTGCCCAGTCACCTACTAAGAACTTATCAGCAGCGATTGCTGTAGATTGGAATACAGGTACACCAGCAATAGTTAAAGAACCATCAGTAGTAACAACTGTAGAACCTGGAAGGCTATAAGCAGCGTTAGTTGGTTTAGTATTCATGATGTTAGCCCAATCAGTTGGGTTAATCAAGATACCGTTAGCAGAATAGTTAGTAGCAGAAACTTGTGCAATAGCTTGTACTAATTGCTCAACGTCTACAGTTGCAGCACCAGTTGGAGCAGCAGCGTTAATAGTCAAACCAGTTAAGTTTGGAGCTGTACCACTACCATTCAATAATTGAGCATCTTCAGCTAATAAATATTTCTCTAACAAACGAGCTTGTAAGAAAGAAGTCATTGCAGGAACATCATCCAACATTTGACGAGAGATTCTTACGAAACCAGCGATGTACTGAGCAGGAGCATCAGTCATTGTGATATCGAAATCTAATTGAGATTTAGTGCTACCTTGTACTTGTGGAGCTACATCACCTTCACCACCAGTTTCCTTAGGGAAAGTAAATAAACCTGTAGAGATTGTACCTACTGGTAACAAACTTCTAACGTGTACTTTACGATTAGGAAGAGCATAAACTTGTGGAGCATATTGACGAGGAATATCACCAGTTAAGTTAACTGCTTCTGTCATGTTACCTACAGCCTTAGTGTCTAATACAAAGCCAGAACGCTTTACTTCACCACGACCTAATTTAGCGATGCTGTCTGCATTCTTCTCGATTGCTTCAGCAAGGGATACGTTGAACCCTTTTACTTGATTTTCGTTCATTTTAATACGATTGTTTTTTGCTTCAAGTTTGTCTGCAGCATCTTTAACTACAGCTACTTGAGATTTTAATTCTTCTAATTCAGATTTTACTGCATCTACTGCAGCTACGTTTTCAGCTTTAGCAGCATCAAATTGTCCGTTTAATTC